ATGAGACTGATAAGAAAGATTAGTATCGGTAAAGATTACAAAAATGAAGCTATGCACTACTCCGTAGATCAAGAGGTTTACGGAGGGCATATCATTGATTGTATAGTTGAGGAGGACGATAAGTATAGCGTTTATATTAAAAAAGGAAACGAGGTTCTACCTTGGAAAGATTTTAATAAAAACATGGCTATAGCAGTTGAGTACAACTTAGAATATTAATGCAAGGTCTTTATTATTTTGTAGTTAAACCAGTAAATTCAAGATATAATAATATTAAGAAAATAGGTAATAAATCACTTATTACAAATACTGAGAATTTTACACATCAAAATGTAAATAGAAACGCTATTGTTTTATCTACACCTAAAGGATTTCAAACTAATATAAACATAGGTGATGAAATTATAGTTCATCATAATGTTTTTAGACGTTGGAAAGATATAAGAGGCGTAGAGCAAAATAGTAAAGGATACTTTGAGGAAGACAAATATTTTGTTCAACTGGATCAAATATACTTATATAAAAATAACAACACTTGGAAATCAGTTGATGAGTATTGCTTTGTAAAACCAATACACGCTACTGATAATTTTAGTATAGAAAAAGAGCAACCGCTAGTTGGTGTTTTAAAATATACTAATAATCACGAATATTTAAACAATTTAAAACCTGGTGATTTAGTAGGATTCGTACCTCGTAGTGAATACGAGTTTATAGTAAACGATGAGCGTTTATATAGAGTTCAAACAAGTGCAATTACAATTAAATATGAATATCAAGGAGAAGAAAGAGAATATAATCCAAGCTGGTTATAAAGCTGTAGAGGAGTTAGTTAAAGTTGCTAAAGAGCCAATTGTTGATAGTGATGATGATATATCTGCTGATAGATTAAAAAATGCAGCAGCAACAAAGAAACTAGCTATATTCGATGCTTTTGAAATATTAACAAGAATACAGACTGAGCAAAGCATGATAGATGGAAAACCGGTTGAAGAAACTAAAAAACAAACATTTAGTGGATTCGCTGAAAAAAGATCTAAGTAATGTACGAGCAAAAACTATATAGCATTGTTACACCGATTAAAACAAATACAATTAAAAGGCTTAACAAGAAGAAGGCTTGGAAGTATGGTTACAATAAAGAAAATGATGTTGTTGTAATTAGTAAAACAGGGCAAATAGGTGATGTGTATAGCATACAAGGTTTACATATAGCTTTGCCAAAAGTTCCAAAAGAAGTACATGTTTTTAGAAATAATACTTGGCAGGTAACAGAATATCCTAAAGAGTTAAATAGAATAAAAACTATATTTGATTGGCGTGATTACCCAGAGGATTTTAAAAATAAGTATATTGGTTATATAGAGAATGAGTTTACGAAAAGAGAAAATGGTTTCTGGTTTAGTAATAATGATATACCTACTTACATTACTGGTACACACTATATGTATCTTCAGTGGTCTAAAATTGATGTAGGACATCCAGATTTTAGAGAAGCTAATAGATTATTTTATATTTTTTGGGAAGCTTGTAAAGCTGATAATAGATGTTACGGCATGTGTTATCTTAAAAATAGACGATCTGGTTTTTCGTTTATGGCTTCTGGTGAAACAGTTAACTTAGCTACAATATCTAGTGATGCTAGATTTGGTATATTATCTAAGTCTGGTCCAGATGCAAAAAAGATGTTTACTGATAAAGTGGTACCAATATCAGTTAATTATCCTTTCTTCTTTAAACCGATTCAAGATGGTATGGATCGACCGAAAACAGAACTAGCATATAGAGTACCAGCTAGCAAGTTAACAAGAAGAAATATTACATCTACTGAAAATAGACCTGAGGAATTAACAGGGTTAGATACAACTATTGATTGGAAAAATACAGGTGATAACAGTTATGACGGTGAAAAACTAAAACTGTTAGTACATGATGAAAGTGGTAAGTGGGAAAGACCAAACAACATATTAAATAACTGGCGTGTAACAAAAACTACATTAAGGTTAGGTAGTAGGATTATTGGTAAGTGTATGATGGGTTCAACATCAAACGCTTTAGACAAAGGAGGTGATAACTTTAAAAAACTGTATTATGATTCAGACGTTACCAAAAGAAACCGCAATGGACAGACTAGCTCGGGATTATATAGTTTGTTCATACCTATGGAATGGAACTACGAAGGATTCATTGATTCTAATGGAATACCTGTATTCGAAACGCCAACAGAGGAGGTTAAGGGACCATTTGGAGACTATATAGACATAGGTGTTATTGATCATTGGCAAAATGAAGCCGATGGATTAAAGAATGATCAGGATGCTTTAAATGAGTTTTATAGACAGTTTCCAAGAACTGAAGAACATGCTTTCAGAGATGAAACTAAAAATAGTATATTTAATTTAGTAAAAATATACGAGCAAATAGATATAAATGAAGAGGTTGCTAATTATAGTAGAGGTAATTTCCAGTGGGCAGGTGGTATAAAAGATACTACTGTTAGGTTTTTACCAAATCAACAAGGTAGGTTTAATATATCTTGGACACCACCATCTCATTTACAAAATAAACAAGTAGTTAAAAACGGTTTAAAATATCCTGGTAATGAACATATGGGCGCTTTTGGTTGTGATAGCTACGATATATCAGGTACAGTTGATGGTAAAGGTTCTAAAGGAGCTTTACATGGATTAACAAAGTTTAGTATGGAAGATGCTCCTGCTAATTCTTTTTTCTTAGAGTACTTAGCTAGACCTCAGACATCCGAGATGTTCTTTGAGGATGTTCTAATGGCTTTAGTTTTTTACGGGATGCCAATACTCGCTGAGAATAATAAACCTCGTCTATTGTATTATTTGAAAAGACGTGGTTATAGAGGTTATTCAATGAATAGACCTGATAAAGTTTGGAATAAACTATCTGTAGCGGAAAAAGAAGTTGGTGGAATGCCTAACTCTAGTGAGGATATTAAACAGGCACACGCTGCCGCAATTGAAATGTATATAAATGACCATGTGGGTTTGAAAGCTGATGGTGAATATGGTGATATGGTGTTTAACAACACATTAAATGATTGGGCTGGTTTTGATATAACAAGAAGAACTAAGTTTGATGCAACAATTAGTAGTGGTTTAGCTATTATGGCTTGTAATAGACATTTGTATAACCCAAGATCAAATGCGCAAAGAGATAAAATAAATTTAACAATAGCTAAATATAAAAATAAAGGCTATAATTCAAAATTAATAAAACAATAATATGGCTGAGTCTTACATGAGCAATTATTTTCCTAGTCAAGTTGTAAGCGACAAAGAGAAGTTATCCTTAGAATATGGTTTAAAGATAGGTAAAGCTATTGAAAGCGAGTGGTTTAAAAGAGACTCTGGTACAAATAGATTTGCTAGCAACCAAAATAACTTCCATAAACTTAGACTTTATGCTAGGGGAGAACAAGCTATTCAAAAATATAAAGATGAATTATCTATAAATGGTGATCTATCTTATCTTAATTTAGACTGGAAACCAGTGCCTATTATACCTAAGTTTGTAGATATAGTAGTAAATGGTATATCAGAAAGAACGTTTGATATAAAAGCGTACACGCAGGATCCATACGGAGTTGATAAAAGAACTAAGTACATGGAAGGTATATTAGCTGATATGAGATCTCAAGAATTAAATGAGTTTGCAGCTGAAGCTTTTGGTGTAAACCTACAATCAAGTGATGCTAATCCTTTACCTGATAACGAAGAAGAATTACAGTTACACATGCAGCTTAATTATAAGCAAGCTGTTGAAATTGCAGAAGAGCAAGCTATCAATGTTTTACTAGAGGGTAATAGATATGAATTACTACGTAAAAAAATTAATTACGACTTATGTGTTTTAGGTATAGGTTGTGTTAAAAACACTTTTAATAAAGCTGAAGGCGTTAAAGTAGAGTATGTTGATCCAGCTAATATAGTATATTCATATACTGAAGATCCATATTTTGAAGATATATATTATTTTGGTGAAATAAAAACTCTACCTATAAATGAAATAGTAAAAGAGTTTCCTCATTTAACAGAACAAGAATTAAAATCTTTACATAACCAAGGTCATCAAACTACAGGTTTTTACAACAGAAGTTTAGCTGAATCAGTTAATCAAGATAAAAACCAAATACAAGTTTTATATTTTAATTATAAAACATATATGAATGAGGTTTATAAAACAAAAGAAACTTCAACAGGTGCTCATAAAATAATAGCAAAAGATGATGAGTTTAATCCTCCTACAGAATTACTAGAAGAAAGATTTGGTAAATTATCTAAACAAATAGAAGTTTTATTTGAAGGTGCTATGGTTTTAGGCACTAAACAAATGTTAAGATGGAACTTAGCTAGCAACATGATGAGACCTAAAAGTGATTATACGAAGGTTAAAATGAATTATAGCATCGTTGCTCCTAGAATGTACAAGGGTAAAATAGAATCTCTAGTTAGTAGAATTACTACATTTGCTGATATGATTCAAATAACACACCTTAAAATTCAACAGGTGATGTCTAGAATGGTTCCAGATGGTATATATTTAGATGCTGATGGTTTAGCTGAAATAGATTTAGGTAATGGAACTAATTATAATCCACAAGAGGCATTAAACATGTTCTTCCAAACTGGTAGTATAATTGGTAGATCATTTACGTCTGATGGTGATATGAACCCAGGTAAAGTGCCTATTCAAGAAATACAATCAGGTAATGGTGGTGCAAAACTACAATCATTAATTCAAACGTATAATTATTATTTACAAATGATAAGAGACGTGACCGGATTAAATGAAGCAAGAGATGGTAGTATGCCAGATGCTAAAACATTAGTAGGTGTACAAAAGTTAGCTGCGGCTAATAGCAATACAGCTACAAGACATATATTACAAGCTGGTTTATTTTTAACAACTGAATTAGCTGAGTGTTTATCGTTAAGAATATCTGATATACTAGAATACTCACCAACAGCTGATGCTTTTGTGCAAAAATTAGGTAGACACAATGTTGCTACATTAAGAGAAATGGCTGATTTACATTTATATGACTTTGGTATATTTATTGAATTAACACCTGATGAAGAGGAAAAAGCTATGTTAGAAAATAATATTCAACAAGCTCTACAACAGCAGGGTATAAACCTTGAAGATGCTATTGATATTAGAGAGATTAAAAACGTTAAACTAGCTAATCAGTTATTAAAACTAAAACGTAAAAGAAAAGCTGAAGAAGACGCGATGCTACAACAGCAAAATATTCAACAGCAAGCTCAAGCTAATGCTCAAGCTCAACAGGTCGCAGCACAAGCAGAAGCACAGAAAAATCAAGTTATAACGCAAAATCAAATGCAGTTAGAACAAACAAAAGCTCAACTTGAAACAGAAAAGATGATGAAAGAAGCTCAGCTTAAGAAAGAGTTAATGAATCATGAGTTTCAACTTAATATGCAGATAGAGCAAATGAAAGCTCAAACTGCAAAAACGAGTGAAGATAATAAAGAAAACCGTAAGGACGAGAGAACTAAAATCCAAGCGAGTCAACAATCTGAATTAATAGATCAAAGAAATAATGCAAAACCACCTAAAAACTTTGAATCTTCAGGTAATGATATAATGGGTGGTGGGTTCGGCATGAATGCCTTCGAACCAAGATAATTTGTTTAATTTTATAATATTATATTATGGCTAAAAAAAAGAAAGCTGAGACGGTTGAAGAAATCGTTGAACAAACACAAGAACAGCCTATTGTTGAAGAACAAAAGGTTGAAGAACCATCTAACCCTAATGAGGTTAAAGAAGATGGTACTATTAAAGTAGACTTAGATAAATGGGCTAAGGTTAGTAAAAAAGAAGATACTGACGTAGCAAAAGTAGATTTATCTGAGAAAAAAGAAGAAGAACAACCGAAAGAAGAAGTAAAAGAAGAACCTGTTGAAGAGGTTAAAGAAGAAGAAAAAACAGAAGAGGTAGTTGAAGAAACACCTGTTGTTGAGGAGATTACTGAAATAGAGGTTGAAGAAAAAGTTGAAGAAGTTAAAGAAGCAGTTGAAGAAGCTGTTGCTGAGGCTAAAGAGACTGGTGAACCACTACCTGAAAATATACAAAAGGTAGTTGAATTCATTAATGAAACAGGGGGTAGTCTTGATGATTATGTTAGATTAAATCAAGATTACGACAAGTTTGATGATAATGAACTCGTAAACGAGTACTTAAAACAAACTAAACCTCATTTAACAGATGAAGAAAGAGTTTTCGTTATGGAAGATTTATATTCATACAATGAAGATGAGGACGATCCTAAAGACATTAGAAGAAAAAAATTGGCATTAAAAGAGCAAGTTGCGAATGCCAAAAGCCACTTGGACGGGCAAAAGTCCAAATATTACGCAGAAGTTAAAGCTGGAAGCAGGTTAGCGCCTGAACAACAGAAAGCTATTGACTTCTTTAATCGATACAATGAAGACGCTAAGACTGTTGAAAAGAACAAGTCTATCTTTGAGAAAAAGTCAAATGAAGTTTTTAACAACGAATTCAAAGGTTTTGAATATAGAGTTGGTGAAAAACGTTTCAGACTAAATATTAAAGAGACTGATAAGGTTAAAGATAACCAAATGAACATTAATAATTTCGTGAGTAAATTTACAAATAAAGATACTCAAGTTGTTGAAGATGCTAAAGGTTATCATAAATCACTTTTCACAGCAATGAATCCTGATTTAGTTGCTAATCATTTTTATCAACAAGGCAAGGCTGACGCTATCAAGGATAGTATGGCTAAAGCAAAAAACGTTGATATGTCTGCTAGACAAACAAACAGTAATGTTATTGAGTCTGGTGGTATGAGAGTGAGAGCGGTAACAGGTGAATCATCTAACGACTTTAAAGTAAAGATTGGGAGAAATCCAAATAAAATAAGTTAAACATTAAAAATTAAAAATTATGCCTTTTATTAATCCTGCTCAAGGTGCTGAATTACAGCACTTGACACCTCGCCCAACTCAATCGTTGTGGGGAGACAATTATTTGAGCTTCGATTCTGCATCTGGCGGTGGAACATTCGCACAGCAATTTTTACCAGAAATTTATGAAAAGGAAGTAGAAAGATACGGAAAAAGAACTGTATCTGGTTTCCTTAAAATGGTAGGAGCTGAAATGCCTCTTGCTTCTGATCAAGTTATTTGGTCTGAACAAGGAAGATTACACATCGCTTATGATTCGTTAGAATCTGGAGCTAACTCTGTACAAGTTGCAGTAGCTGCTGATAATACAATTACATTACCTGCTGGCCACTTAGTACAACAATTTGATACAGTTATCATTGTAAACAATGAATCAGCTAGAATAGGTAATACAATAAAATGTAGAGTATCTGCTATTACAAATACAGGAGCTACAGTTTTACCTTATTCAACTAACGATTTAGCTGATGGCGCTTTGTTTGCCAATCTTGATGACATCAAAGTATTCGTTTATGGTAATGAATATCCAAAAGGTTCTTCAGGAATCGTTGGTAGCATCGACGCTGGGTTTACTCAGTTTAGCAACAGACCAATCATCTTAAGAGACAGATACCAAGTTAATGGTTCTGACACTGCACAGATCGGTTGGGTTGAAGTTACAACTGAAAACGGAGCTTCTGGTTACTTATGGTACATGAAGTCTGAACACGAAGCTAGATTAAGATTTGAAGACTACCTAGAAATGTCTATGTTAGAAGCTGAACCAGTAGCTACTGGCTCTGCAATTTCTGGCGTTCAAGGTACTGAAGGTCTTTTTGCAGCTGTTGAATCAAGAGGTTTAGTATTTACTGGAACTGATTTTGACGTACAAACTGGATATAACTCTGCTGGAGTTTCTACAGCTTATGTCGTTAATGCTGGTTTAAGTGAGTTCGATACTATTCTTAATGAATTAGACAAGCAAGGTGCTATTGAAGAGAACATGATGTTCTTAGATAGAAACACTTCTTTAGAAATTGATAACATGTTAGCGTCTGTAAATTCACACGTTGCTGGTGGTGCTTCTTATGGAGTATTCAACAACGCAGAAGATATGGCGTTAAATTTAGGTTTCTCTGGTTTCAGAAGAGGTTCTTATGACTTCTACAAATCTGACTGGAAATACTTAAATGATTCAACTACTAGAGGAAACTTGACTGATATTCAAGGTCTTTTAGTACCAGCTGGTACATCTACTGTGTATGATCAATCTATGGGTAAAAATATCTCTAGACCATTCTTACATATTAGATACAGATCTTCTGAAGCTGATGATAGAAAAATGAAATCATGGATCACTGGATCTGTTGGTGGAAACTATACTTCTGACGCTGATGAGATGGTAGTTAACTTCTTATCTGAAAGATGTTTATGCGTTCAAGCAGCAAACAACTTCGTATTATTTAAGAGCTAATTGCTAACAATTATTATATAAAGTTGAGAGGGCGGTATACGTATCGCCCCTCCTCTTTATTTTTTACAAACTTTTTAATTATATTATATCATGGAAAAATACAAAGATAAATTGTATGAACTGACAGGTAGACATCAACCAATATTGAATAAAATACCATCAAGACATACTAGAAAAAATCCTTTAATGTGGTTTGACGAAGAAAAAGGTTACAATAGAGAATTAAGATATGCTACAAACCAAAAGTCACCATTCGTTGATGAACAAGTAGGTCCTGCAACTTTAGGACATATTGCTTTTAGAAACGGTAAATTGCATGTTGAAGGTAGACAACAAAACTTAATAAAGTTCTTAGAAAAACATCCATTAAACGGTAAGTTATTTAAAGAACATAATAAAGTTGAAATAGCAGAAGACGAATTAGATTACTTAGAGTTTAAAGTAGAATCTATGAAGTACGCTAAAGAAATGGAAATAGATCAAGCTGAAGCTATTTTAAGAGTTGAGATTGGTAGTGAAGTTAGTAAGATGACTACTAAAGAAATTAGAAGAGATCTTATTGTAATGGCTGAAAGAAACCCTAAACTATTTTTAAATTTAGTTCAAGATGATAATATTATGTTAAGAAACATAGGTATTAAAGCCACTGAATCTAACATATTGTTGTTAACAGAAGATCAAAGAACATTTAAATGGGCATCAAATGGTAGAAAACTATTTGAAGTTCCTCATGAAGAGCATCCTTATTCAGCGCTAGCCGCTTGGTTTAAAACTGATGAAGGTATGGCTGTTCTAAAAACAATTGAAAAAAGATTAAATTAATAATCACTTTATAGAGTAGTCGCTCTATATGGGTGACTACTACTATAAAAAATAAAAATATGGTCAATATAAATACAGTATATCAAAGAGTATTAACCATTGCTAATAAAGAGCAACGAGGATATATAACTCCACAGGAGTTTAATATACTTGCTAATCAGGCTCAGATGGATATATTTGAGCAATACTTTTATGATTTAAATCAATATCATAGAGTACAAAGCATAAATGAAACGATATACGCTGACACTGTAGATATTCTACAAGAAAAAATAGATCACTTTGAAAAGTTTAGAGCTACAGTAGATATGAGTGATGGTGACGGAGTAGGTATACTACCTGATTACTATCGTATGGGAGCTTTATATTATAAAAAAGCTGGTCAGTATTATGAAATAGAAAACGTAGAGCAAAACGAACACCACACTTACTTAAGATCACCATTAACAGCTCCAACGTTGACAAGACCTATATATGTTAGGTTTTCAAATGCTGGTGATAATCAACAAAACAGGGAGCAAAGAATACAAATCTTCCCAATAACAATCACATCAACTGTTTACTGCAATTACATAGCAAGACCTAGCACAGCTAGATGGGGTTACACTATTGTTAACGATAAACCTTTATATAATCCAGCAGCTACTTACACAACTCACTTTGAAGTACATGAATCAGAAGAAACTGATTTAGTATTTAAAATATGTGGATTAGCTGGTATTGTTATAAAAGATCCTATGTTTTATCAACAAGCTGCTCAAGAAGAACTAAAACAAATACAACAAGAAAAACAATAAGCTATGCCATTATTTAATATAACACAACAACAATATTACGACAATAGTCAGATTTTAGTTAGTAATGGTAACGCAGCACTACCCGCTTTAACGTTTAGTCCATTACCTACAGCAGAAGCTGAAATTGCTGTGTTTGTTGGTGGTAATGAAATAGCTGCAAACTTATATGCTTATAACGCCTCTAATGGTGTTATAACAATGAACTCTGCTTTAGCTAACGGTACTCAAGTTACTGTTAGACAAGTAGCTGATCAAAATGAACAACTTGGTAATTATCAATATATAGGTATAGATGATATAATAGCTAATTTTCAAGTTAATTATGTTGGTGAAGGTAAAGTTATAAGAAAAGTAAAAATACCTGAAATATCATTTCACGTACAAAGAGCTATAGCAGAATTAAGCTATGATACATTAAGATCAGAAAAATCTCAAGAAATAGAAATACCACCGTCACTAACAATGAGGTTACCTCATGACTATGTTAATTATGTCAAGTTAACGTGGAAAGATAACGCTGGTATTGAAAGAGTTTTATATCCTGCTAGAAAAACTAGTAACCCTCTAGCTATATTACAAGATGGTAACTATGACTACACATTTAATGAAGATCAAACTTTATTACAAGCTCTTGATTCTAACACATGGACTGATTTTAGAAACTCAGCTAATTCAGATAACACTGTTGAAAACGTTACTGGTCCTGATGTTGACGCTACATTAGCAGAGGGTAGAAGATATGGTTTAATGCCAGAAAATGCTCAATTTAACGGTTTATATTTCATAGATAATTCTAGAGGTATGATATATTTTAGCTCTGGAATAAGTGGTAAGACAGTAACTTTAAAATACATAAGTGATAGCTTAGGTACTGAAGAAGAAATAAGAGTACATAAGTTTGCTGAAGAAGCAGTTTACAAATGGGTTGCACATGGTATATTATCATCTAGAGTAAACACACCAGAATACATAATAGCTAGATTTAAAAAAGAAAGATTTGCTGCGGCAAGAAAAGCTAAGTTAAGGTTATCTAATTTAAAAGTAGAAGAGCTTAACTTAATAATGAAAAACAAATCAAAAATAATAAAACATTAGTATGCCAGAAATAAAGAGACAATTTGGTGGAGGTGCTATGAACAAGGACCTCGACGAAAGAATAGTTCCTAATGGTAAATATAGAGATGCATTAAACATACAAGTGTCTAGTTCTGAGGCTAGTGACGTTGGTGCTGTGCAAAATATATTAGGTAATAGAAGACCATATGGTAACGCCTTGTCTAATCTAGGTACTAACCCTATTTGTATTGGTGTTTATTCAAACACTAAAACAGAGATGATATACTGGTTCGTTGCTAGTGACACTAAGTCTTTAATACTAGAATATGATCAGACGTTAAATGTTGTTTCACCTATATTAGTAGATACGACAGGTGTTTTAGGTTTTAACTCAACGTTTTTAATAACTGGTATAAATATAATAGATGATTTATTATTTTGGACAGACGATCAAACAGAGCCAAAGAAAATAAACATAAAAACTTGGAAAGCTTATAATAGCTCTAATAGTAACTACACACACACTCAAATAAATGGTGCTAACTTTATAGAAGATCAAATAACTGTTATAAAAAAAGCTCCAATAAAACCACCGAGTATAACAATGTCAGCATCTAAAAGAACTGGTATTGTTGAAACTACATTATTACAAAAAAGATTTACAGAGACAACAGATCCTTTTGACGCTATAAGTACTGGTAACTACGGTGCTGTTACATTTTCAACTACACCAAATTTTGAAGTTGGAGATAAACTAAAAGTAACATTACTTAGTGGTGCTGAAGATGAAGAGATTATACTTAGCGTAACAGCTGTAGTAGGCACCGCGTTTACAGTTAATGTAGATGTTATTTCAGAAAACATCGAAGAAGGTTTACAAGATTGGAAAGTTGAATTAATAGAAGAAAAACCTATGTTTGAGTTTAAATTTCCTAGGTTTTCGTATAGATATAAGTTTGATGATAATGAATACTCAGCTATAGGACCTTATAGTGATGTAGCATTTTTACCATCTGACTTTGATTATGCGCCTAAAAAAGGCTATAACAAAGGTATGGTTAACAATGTTAGATCTTTAAAAATAGGTGGTTTCACAGAAGGAGCACCTCATGGTGTTAAAGAAATAGATATACTATATAAGGATACTGCTAGTAATAACATATATACAGTACAAAGTATAAAGTTAACAGATGAGGAATACACAGCTGGTACTAATGGTGAGATAGAAATAACATCAGATGTTATATATAAAGTTTTACCATCGATACAAGCGTTAAGACCTTGGGATAATGTACCAAGAAAAGCTAAAGCACAAGCACTTTCTGCTAATAGAATAATGTATGGTAACTACATAGAGAATTTTGATATGAAAGATTCTGGTGGTGACGATATAAGCGTTAGGTTTAATGTGTCTATAGTTCAAAACCCTTCAGTAACAACCCTAGAAAGAGAGCCTTACCCGTCTATTAAATCGCTTAGAACATATCAAGTTGGTGTGGTATATAGAGACAAGTATGGTAGAGAGACACCAGTATTTACCGACACTTCTGGTTCTTTTACACTAGATAAATTATCTGCTATAAACTACAATGTTTTAAAAGTTAAAATAACTAGTCCAATACCTTATTGGGCTGAGTCATATAAATATTTTATAAAAGAATCTTCAGACGAGTATTATAATTTAGCTATGGATAGACATTATCCAGCTGAAGATGGTAACGTTTGGATAGCTTTTCCTTCATCAGAAAGAAACAAAGTATCAGAAGAAACATTTTTAGTTTTAAAGAAAAGACACAATGATGATACTTTTGTTGAAGACGAAGCTAGGTATAAAATAATAGCTATTGAAAACGAAGCTCCAGATTTTTTAAAGATAGAAAGAGTCACACAGGGTGTTTTAAATTCTACTAACTCTGGAGAACAAAATGAAAATATATTCCTATCTACTGGCTTTCCTGAGCCAGATAGAACTTACATGCATATATTAAAAAGTAAATGGAAAAAAGTTTTTGGAGGTGGTGATAATGATTTTAATGAAAACACGCCACCCGTACATCACAAATCTGATTTATTAGTTAGAGTGTTATCAGCTGGTAACAAAACAAAGTGGTATGATATTGCAAATTTAAAACTTGTTGAAGCTGGTAGTAATGATTACTATGAAGTTGAGCTAGAAGATAAATTATCAGAAGATGATGTTTCTTTTATAGGTAGCTATAGTGCTAGTGACAACAGTTTATCTTTAGAAATTGCTCAAAAAAATATTAAAACAGAACCTGAGTTTGGTGGTAGATTTTTTGCTAAAATAGAAAGAGATGGTGTTTTAGAATCAGCTATTTTAAATAATGAAAATGCTGACGACTACAGTGTTATAGCTAACACACATATATATGCTAATAATTTTGCACCTGATAAATCACAGGATTATTGGAGAAATGCTCAAAAAGGTGTTTATCCAGGTGGAGCAGGAAGAAACGATCCTTATCACGGTGAATGGTTTTTATGTAGAAACATATATAGACATTATAAAGATGCTGGTGGTACTTTAGTTACTAACGGTAATAAATACAGAGGTGGTTTAGGTGGTGTTACAAGCCACGGTAATGCTCATGATGTTAGAGGTTTTGGAGCTCAATCTGGTAATGATTTTATTGAAATAGCTTACCACTGGTGGTACGATCAAGATAGAGACGCTTGGCAAGGTGCTTGGAATAATTTTGAGTACCAGCATAGACCTGCTTATAAAAACTTAGTAACTTCGATGCAGACAACTAACATGAAGTTTAGGTTTACTGATGATCCTGATCAAACTGTTTATCAAATAAAAGGATATAGAAGAAGTAACATAGGTGCTTTTAAAGATGGTAAAATAGGTAGATGGGGTAGTATGAGAATTATTAAATGGACTTTAAAACTAGACAAGCAAATACAATGGGCACCAGAAGATAATGGACATACATCGAAAGCATCAGCTACTCAAATAGAGTTTTTAGATATATATGCTGGTGGCGATGAAAAAGGTTTTACAAGTGATAATCCAGCTATATTTGAAACAGAACCAAAAGATATAACAGATTTAAATCTATATTACGAAGCAGATCAAGCTTATAATAAATCAGTACATGGTAACGAACAAACTTTAGATTACTCTAACTGCTGGAGTTTTGCCAACGGTGTAGAATCTGATAGAGTTAGAGATGATTTTAACGCTGCTAAACTAAGTAAAGGTATAAAGGCTAGTACCGTGTTAGAAACACCTTATGCTGAAGAAAGAAAATCAAATTTTGTTATATTCTCTGGTCTTTATAATTCTATAAGTGGAACTAACAATACTAATCAGTTTATACAAGCAGATAAAATAACAAAACAAATAAATCCTGTTTACGGCTCGATACAATTAATGAGACATAGACACGGTGGTTTAGATGTTTTATGTGAAGACAAATGTTTTAAAATACCTACTAATAAAGATATATTATTTACAGCTGATGGTAGTAAACAAGTTACAGTATCATCAAACGTATTAGGTACACCAAATCCTTACACTGGTGAATTTGGTATAAGTAAAAACCCTGAATCTTATACAACATATGGTTATAGAGCTTATTTTTCAGATAAAGCTAGAGGAGTAGTTTTAAGATTATCTGCTGATGGTCTTGAGCCTATATCACGTTATGGTATGGAAGATTACTTTAAAGAAAACCTAGCATTATCTACTACTGTTATAGGTAGTTATGATACTAATAAAAAAGAGTATAACATAACGTTAAATCATGATACAATATCTTTTAAAGAAGATACTAATGGTTGGACAAGTAGAAAAAGTTTTTTACAAGAAGATGGTGTAAGTTTAAATAATAAATACTACACATTTAAACATGGTGATCTTTGGGTTCATGATAATGAAACTAGAAATGATTTTTATGGAGATCCATACAATTCAAGCATTAAATTTATATTTAACGATGCACCTGGTTCTATTAAACAACACAAGACATTAAACTACGAAGGTACTCAAGCTAGAATATTCCAAGACAACAGTGGTAACTCTGATACAGATAATGATTTCTTTAACAAAAACAATGTTGCTGGTTGGTGGAGTAATTCTATAGAATCTGACAAACAAAGTGGTAATGTATTAAAGTTTGTAGAAAAAGAAGGTAAATGGTTTAACTATATACAGGGTACTCAAACAACATTAAGTAATCTTGATACTAGCGAATTTAGCGTTCAAGGTTTAGGTAGTGGTAGTGTAGCACCTAGCGCTGATTACTCATACAAAGTAACAATAACAGTAAATGAAAACAACGACTAATGGCATTAACTAACTGTACAATAAATTCCACATCTGTTGAGGTTACACCATCACAAATCTTAGGATCTGGTGTTGCTAATCAAGTGTTAACAATAACACCTAATACTGGTTACAGAGTTGATCACAATGATTTTACGATAGCATCACCACCAACAGGTGTTAGTGGTATAACAAAGTCTAATAGTGGTGTTGCTTATGCTGAAAATAATACTGTTCTTATAAACGTTGATCTTGATAACAGTTTTAATCCAGGTACAAATAACCATATTTTTACTATAGATGTTGATGGTGCTGCTGTATTAGAAAAAAATATACCTAAAACATTATCAGGAGTGTTTAACGTTTCCGTAACTGATGCTACAGCAGCTGCTACAAATCAAGCTTATTCGAGTACAGCTACAAGTGGTACTACAGTAGATTTATTTACTAGAACTGTAACAGCTACAAGTGGACATTATTTTAAAATACCTCCAACTTGTGTTGTAGCGACGGGTGATGTTGATAACTACGTAATAGTAGGCACACCAAACGGAACTGGTACTAGTCATACAGCTACAACTTTTAATGTTGATGGTATAATACCATTAATAACAGATACAGCTGATGTTATAAATATAACAGCTAACGCTGAAGATATACCGGTTGCTTTAAATAGAATTAACAGCTATAGCCTAGATACATCAGACGCTCCTTATGTTTTAACTAAAAGAGGTTTGACTGTTTATGGAGATGTTGGTGCAACATTTGAAGTTAGCATAACTAGAACTGGTGATAGTCATACTTATGATTTTACGGCAGCAAACTTTACTAGCTCTAGCACAACGTCTGGAACGTTAACCATAGGTAATAACGGGCAACATGCTCAATTAATTACTTTACCTTTAGTATTAGCTGATGTAACATATACAATAACTATAACTGAAAAACCTCCAACCGCTGATAATATAACACAAACAAATCCTTTTACTATAAACAGAAGAGGATTTAAAACAGTTACAGCAGACGCGTCGTCAACAAGTAGAGGAACTTTAAACTTTAACAAGACTATAACTTATAGCAATTACGCTGGTACAGCTATAACTCCTAGTGGTGGAGCTAATGCTATAAATGGTCAATCTGGTGTAGAAAATACTACTAATAACTCCGCTGAGTTTAACTTTGTTGTTGTTATACAAGACGATCAGGCTTTTACATTTAGCGGTACTAATGCTCTTTCAAATAGCATGACTTTAACATCAAGTCACTATGGTGTAACTGGAAACGCTAATATAGCTGCTGGAACAATTACAGCTACTAGATCTGCCGATAATAGTGGTAATGCTAATAGAAAGTTAACTATAACTGGATCTGACTGGTACAACTGGCAACATGGTACCAGTAACACTATTATAAACTTTAACGTTGATCAATTTTGTGACGCTGGTGGTAGTAGCCCAGGTGGTAGTAATGTTCTTACTGTAGGATCAACACAGTTTCAAGATGCAACAGGAGGTAACTCTGCGATACTTTATCCTAGTGGTTATATACAAGGTGTTACCGGTAGAACATCAGGTTCGTCAACTATAACATATACTTTAGCTGGTGTAAATTTAGGTGCCAGTGATTTTCCTTCATACGTTGACACTGTAGGTGATTTAACGGTTACAGCAGGAAACTACGGTGCCACAACAACTAAATTTAACAGTGCTACGTATAATACTAGTATAACTAGTTTTGCTGTAAACAATCAAGGCACAGGTAGTAGATCTTTGTTTATGGATATAACAGTGACAATAACTAGCTTCAGTCCAAGTGTAGCTTCTGGAGATGTACATAACTTAAAAGTAATGATTGCTTTTGCTAACGACGGAGCTAACCCATAAAATAAATAGATATGCCAAGTATAACAGTAACATTTACTAACGAACTAAACGAATCAGTACAATTAGGAGACGTATTATATTATGTTAATCCTGCTAGTGAAACTATGCAAGGAACTCCTAGTCCTATACTAAACAGTAACAATGTTATTGAGGTTGGTGTTATAACAGCTATAAATTATGCTACAGGTGTAATAACAGCTGATATAGCTAACTCTACAGCTTTACCCACTAGTAGTAGTTTCTTTTTATTTAGTAAAGATAATAGAGCTAACATGGCTAGTTTACTAGGTTACTATGCTGAAGTTGAAATGAGTAACAACTCTACAATAAAAGCAGAATTATTTAGCGTAGGATCGGAAATATTTGAATCTAGCAAATAATGTGTAATAATAATATAAATAACTTAAGATGAAAAAACACCAAGGATCTTCACCGATAAAATTTATACCAATGGCAGCGCAGGCTGTAGGCGTAGCTGCTAAAATAGGTATGGGTTTAGCTGGTAGAAAAAAGAAAAAAGCTCAGTTGAAGAATGCTCAAGGAGCATATGACATGCAAAGACAACAATTTGAAAACATGGATACCTCTAATCTATATGATAATATGGAGAACGTATATGAGGATGCAACCGTTAATACACAGGCGGCAGACTTTGCTAAAACACAAGCTTTACAAAGTCAAGCAAACACTATGGATCAATTTGGTCAAGCTGCAGGTGGATCTGGTATAGCTGCTTTAGCACAAGCTATGGCTGGTCAATCAAATCAACAAGCACAACAAGCATCTGTTGATATAGGTCAACAAGAGCAAGCTAACCAAGCTAGAACAATGAACCAAGCTGCTTCAATACAAAATCAACAAATAGAGGGTGAGTATCAAAAAAGAGAACACGAACTAGGTAAGATAGATACTATGATGCAATTAACTGGTCAAGATCTTCAAGCTGCTCAAGCTGCTAAAGCTCAAAGTGATCAAATGTTAATATCTGGTATTGGTGAGGCTGCAGGTATGGCTACACCAAACATGGCTCAGTTTTTAAAAGGAAAACCAAAATAAAATATTATGTATTATAACTCACAATCAATTTACGACGCTGCTGGTGGTGGTAGATATACTAACGTTAAAACAGCTTTTGACGTAGGTTACGAGGCAGCTACAGGAGGTAAGGGTAGTGATAACCCAACTAGATCTGTAAAAAACTTCTATGAGCAAAGGCTATCTAACTACTTAAAAAAATTACCAGCTGATGTTGATTTAGCTGCAATACCTGCTAAGTACAGAGGTAATATATCTAACTTTTTATCTCAACAAAAACAAGAGTATGTTAACGCTGCTAATAGCGTGGATGAATATGAAGTTGGTAGTCAAGATTATATGGATAGAGTTGCTAAGATGAATCAAATAAAAAGTTCATTTGAAAACTTAGATAAACAGATGAAACTTTATGGTGAAAATAAAAAAGATTTAATAGGTGATATTGAAGGTCAAACTATATCTATGTATGGTTCAAACCAAGCTAACGTAAACTTATTAAGAAGTGTTTATAATGAAGAGTTAGACATGATGATAGATGAGACTGGAAACGTTAAGTTTGTTGGTGTAGATGGTGAACTATCTTTGAATGATATGCCTGACTACTCTATTAAAGATTACGAAACAGCTTCAGCTATGACTAAAATGGGTGTTGGTGTTTATCAAAATGCTTTAAAAACAGGTCAAGTTTTAAGTCAAAATAATCCTTTATATTTTCAATATCAAAACCAATTAAAAACAGCTATTGATCAAGGTGGAGATGCTACATTGATGTCTATATTACACGACGGTTTAGTCGGTAATGTAGTTTTAGCTGATGGCATGAAAGATCAAGTACAAGCATACAAAGATGGTAACTTAAGCTTTAGTGAGTTAAGAGATCAAGTTGTAAACAACTATATGGGTGTGTTAGTTAAACAATCACAAACAGGTGCTAGTCAAAGAAAGGTTAACCCAAGTAAATCTAACATTAATAAAAGTGGTGGAAAAATATCCTCTGCAGATAGAAAAGCTTTTTACGAAGTTGATCAAATGTTACAAAACTTTAACCCAGAAAATGTTGAGACTTTAATAAATCTTTTACCAGCAAACATTGGTTTGCAGAAAAACTCTGATGGCACTTATAATATATTAACTGGAGGCGGTTCAACTCAAATAGATACTGAAGATGTAGTAGATTTTAACAATCCACAGAGTTTTAATAAATTAATGAAATATGCTAATATACATCCTATGTATTGGCCTGAATATGAAAATAGTACTCAAAGTAACACTCAGAGTAGTGCCTCTGGTGGTGCAGCAGATAACTTTTAAAATAAAACAATATGTCAGAAATCGGAAAGTTTGGTGGTAGCTTATATAATCAAGCTGGTGCGAGTTTTTTACCAACAGAAAAACATGTTGAGATGCAAGAGGATTATAATGATTTTTTAAAAGAAAAGGATATACAAGCTGATTTAGACAGAGAGCTTTACAATAGAAAAATAAGCAAATCACTACCTAAACTATACAAACACTTAGTAGAAGAAGGTCACTACACTAAAAACTTTAATGCTTTCACTGAACAATTCTACAATGAAGAAAGCAGATCAAAACTATTTAACTACCTAAAAGAAAAAAATATATACAGTAAAGAATACGAAGACTTCAATGATCAATTCTTTTCTGATGACGTTACTTATTATGATGACTACGCTATAGATGGTAGTTATACAAACGATCAAATGGAAATGGATAATGCTAAGTCTTGGAGTGGTTTTTTTAATGCTTTTGGTGATGGT